AAGAACCTTGAAAACAGAATATAGATTAGATAATAGATACCCGCTCATTAATGGCGTTGCGGATAGGGGTTTACTATGAAGTATTCAGTGAAAGTTGTTCGCAAATATTATAACGCTAAAGCAATATTAGAACAAAAACAAACAGATGAACGTTTCTTTTCTGATTCGCTAGACTGTGCATTAATCGCTTATAATTCAAATATTATAGGCGAGCGCATTTCTAGCGAGATGCACAACGTTAACGGTAGTTCAAATATATACGTTTCGCTTATTGCACGTATTGATAATGAGTCAGTTGTATTAGAATCAACGTTCATCCATAATGGGGAGGTGCAATAATGAAGCGTTTCACTATTTGCGGCTTGCGTGCTTTCGTCGATTATGTTAACGAAACTGTGCCGAAGATTGAGGGAAAGCATTTTGCTATTCAATCGGCATACGGCTATCATCGTATAGTTTTGCGCGGTGACGGTGGCGAATATGGTACCATGTGCCAAGATACACACTATAAAGTCGGTACGCCGCGCGAATGTGTGTACTACTTTAAAACGTGGCTTTTAGTATCGAAATGCCCGCGCGATGCATACAATAAAGTTGTATCGTATATCGTTCAACACAACATTTAACCATTAATGAGCATTTGAGCAACGCCATTAATGAGTGGGTAAAGTCAAATAGCATTAAAGGGGTGTATAATGGTACACATTAGGACACAACACTATAACAACGGGTTAAATAAGCCTTATTCGCACGCAACCATGCATCATATCTATAAGCATTCAATAGGCGCTTATACGATGCAGGATGCAAGAAAGTATATCAGCGAACACGCCGCATGGGGTATTCGCGGATATCTTTTCAATGAACTAAAAGAGAACGGTTCGGCTATTTGGTTCACAAAAACAGACATTGAATCCGAATACAAGTATCCCGATAGAGCGCTCTGCAATGACTAAAGAAGTTATTCTAGCCGTGGCGTTTATCGCCACGGCGGCGGCTTGGATACGCTGTTTAATCGTTCAACGTGAGTTGCAAATATATAGTATCTTGCGCGAATCAGAAAAAGCTCGAGAAAAAGCAGAAAGTGAGTATAAAAGTGTATATCGCAGTTAACGCGCTTTGGGGTATCGCCGCTGTTTGGGCGTTCACCCTAATAATCGCTTACGCGTTAGGCGCGGAATCAAATAGGTAAAGTTAGGCGGGGTTAACAACCCTGCTTAACTTTTATCAAAATTACCTGAAGTTAACATTCATCTAACCGCTATATGACGATGACCGTCAATTTACACGGCGATGACCGCCAATTTTAGAGAGGACGATGACCGATGTTTGTCGTGGAATACCTGATGACCGCTTTCAATAAGGATGGTGGCATCATCGAGCAGGAACGAAATACCAAGTACTTCGATGACCTTAAACAGGCAATGAGCTGCTATGACAAAACTTATGAATTTCTTTGTGATTACTGTTCCGATGATTGGGACGTTTATGTTATTTCGATTTTCGGTGGTAGCGAGTTGCTGAAAATGCAGACTATTCGATGTGAAAAGGAGAAATAGCCATGCAGTATCATTTCAAGCTCTACGAAGATGGCTATTGCATCGATGAATTCGATGAAGAACTGTACGACGAGGAGGATATGAAGAATTTCGCGCACTACGTTCTTTTTCAGAATGAACAATACGACAGGGTTTTCATTTGGGATGAATATGGAAGGCGTTATGGTTATCAACTCAACCATGGGAAGCTCAAATGGGCTGGAAGGATTGGAAAATGACCCCTTACGAATTCTATAAAGCAGGGCTTTATTTGTTCGAAAAATATCTGGGTAACGATTATGCCGAAGATTTCATGGAGTATTTCAACATGATTGTATTTTATGGTGTGGTCGAAACGACGGCTTTGTACGATATGCTATGTGAGTTGATAGGTAAAATCGACGCGACTGGCAAAGGAAAGGCAGGATTGTTTGATTATAACCTTATTCGTGAAATGATGGAGTGTGAAGAAATGATGAAAATCATTGAAGAAAACTCAATCATTATGGACAATGACGACGAATAGTCGTATTGTATAAGCACTGGGTAACCTACTAGAAAGGAATTTGAAATGGCTGACAAGATTACCCGTACAGTAAACACCTACAAGGTATCTCTTATCGAGATGGTTAAGACCGAGGAGGGCTACAGCTGCCAGGTCACTGGCCTTGGCGTTCACAAAGGAACGTCTTGCACGAAGAAGGAAATGCGAACCGCTCTCAAGGCGGCTGGCGTTCATGTCAAGCCTGGCGCGACTATGGAAGCCGAAATCATTGGCAAGACCATGTACTCGATGCCCTGGGAGCAGTTCGAATCGTTGGCAACAGCGGAAGAGGTTGTCGCAGAATCCACCGAAATCGAGGAGTAATCAATGAGCAACATCAATGAGGTTATTGTAGCTGGCAATGTCACTCGCGACCCTGAATTCCGTGAAACTGATGGCGGTGTGTCCATCATGAATTTCGGTATCGCCGTCAACGATTACGCGAAGAATGAGGATTACACCAACTTCTTCGACGTTACGATGTTCGGGCTTCAGGCGGATGCCCTGGCCGATATCATCAAGAAGGGAATGAAGCTAACTATCCACGGTAAGCTTCGCTATTCTTCTTGGGAGAACAAGGACGGCGAGCGTCGATCCAAGGTCGAAATCATCGGCAAGGAGGTCGAGCTTCCGCCGCGCGGCGATGGCGGTGATTCCCGTGCCAAGCGGAACTATCGCCGATAGGTTGGATATCGTCGACCTGCTCGATTACGTCTCAAGGTATCAGGCGGTCGAGGTGGTCAACGATGAAGAAGTGTTCTCGGGGCGTCTCATGATGACGCCCCTTCATATGTCACTGATGCCAATTCAAGCATTGGAAATAAGAGACAATAAGTTGGTAATCAGTCTCTAAGGAGGGATTATGGCGCGTTCACCAGTATATACCTCGTTGAGGGATTCGCCATATGAATACATGTTCGGTAATATGCGCTTCAAGTTCTCTTCTGCTTTGCATCGAGACAAATTCTCGAAGGGGTTGGCGCAGCGAATAGCATGGCTAAACGATTCGATGTCACGACGTTTTAAGTGCCTGGTCGATTTCCGCCTTATGGCGGCTATCCAATGGTATGAGATGTGTGAGACGCGAGGATACTGCGTAGAGGTTCTTCGCGATGACGGGACTTGGGAGCGCCACAATATGCCAACAGTCGAGTTGAAGGCGGTTCTCGATGGGTGCTAAGTTCAGGGTTGGACGTTCCGAATCGCAAACCCTGAAGAACCTGGTTCGTTCATACAATCGCGAGGTTGTCAAGATGGAAGCCAAGCTTCCTATGCAGGTTCATCTTCCGCCATCGGTGGACTATGATGACATCAAATCCCGTATCCATAACAAACGTGATTACATTCGAGAGGTCAACAGGCTTAAGCGCATCAAGTCCCCAAAGGCTGGCGAGGTGCATGAGCTTCCTAGCGGAACTTTGATAACCAAATACGAGTTCAATGAAACTTCAATCATGAAAAGGGCATACAACCAATCTCGTGTCGCCATGTTGAAGAAGCTGGGCATCGAGGTCGAGAAGGTCAAGGTGCCCGCGACGGCGCATCGCAAGGGCTTCGAGTATTGGAGGGGCAAAACGCCGAAGGACAGGATGGCATTGGAGGGAATGTCAAACGCCCTACCAATAGGCGCGAAGATAGATTGGGTGCCGTCTGGCGATGTTCCAGGCAAGAAAAGCCGTCCGATGACTGTGCTTAATCGCGTGAACAAATATAGGATGGACGCGAGCGTTACAGCCAATAGATATTTCGATTCCTACGTCAAGGCATTGAATACCGTGTTTGACCCTATGGGAATGGGAAGCGATTTGGTTAAAGAAATCGAGACGTTGATAGCCGACATGCGAAAGGCGGGGATACCGCTGGAGGAGGTCTATAAGGACACAGCATCGGCGGACATAGATGCGACGCTTTATTTTGTTTACGACCCCACGGATGACGATATCAGGATAAGGCGAATCAGGGAATATTGGAAGAATGTAAGAGACAAGTACAAGACCCAATTAGGAGGTTAGCCATGTGTCTAGGTGGTGCGCTGACTTTGAGACTATAGAGGAGCTGGACGAGGAGAAGGTGCGCGTTTGGTCTTGGTGCGCGTCTGAAATCGGGAACACCGATAATATCTATAGAGGGTTGGATATCGAATCCTTCATGCAATGGCTGAAGCATCGTCAAGGGGAGACGGTGTATTTCCACAACCTCCAATACGACGGTGGCTACATCGTGGATTGGCTACTGAAGAATGGATGGGAATGGCGGCAAGACAACCAGGATTTCGTTCCAGGCGTTTTCACTTCGCTGATTTCTGATATGAACGTATGGTATTGCCTGAAGCTCTATTATGGAGGGAAGCCCGTCGAAATCTTGGACAGCCTGAAGGTCATTCCCCTGAAGATAGCGGCCATCCCGAAAGCGTTCGGATTGCCGATTGCCAAGGGGGAAATCGATTACAAGAGGTATCGCGAAGTCGGATACGAGCCTACCCCCGAGGAGTGGGACTACATAGACCATGACGTTAGAATAGACGCGATGGCGATGGACGTTATGTTGGAGCAGGGCTTGACGAAGATGACTGCTGGTTCCAACGCGCTACACACGTACATAGACATGATGGGCGGCAAGAAGCGTTTTCGCAAGGTGTTCCCAATAATTGATTGTGACGATGAGCTTCGTCAGGCATATCGCGGAGGATTCACATATGCGTCCGACAAATACAAGGGTCGATGCATAGGCCATGGAATAGGGTTCGATGTCAATTCGCTGTACCCGTCTGTGATGGCGGCTACCGATGGGCAATTGCTGCCGTTCGGAGAGCCAATACATTACGACGGCGAATACGAGACTGACGAGCTTTATCCTCTGTTCATACAGAGGATTAGGGTTTCGTTCAAGGTCAAGACAGACCACATTCCGACAATACAAATTCACAAATCGCCGTTACACAATCCACGAGAGTATTCCAAGGATTCCAAAGGAATCGTGGAATTGACGTTGACGAGCGTAGATTTGGAGTTGATGTTCCAGCAATACGAAATCGATTTCTACGAGCCGTTGGATGGATGGAAGTTCAGGGCTTCCAGGACGCTGTTCAAGAAGTACGTTGAGTATTGGAACGAAGTAAAGATGAAGTCGAGGGCTGAAGGAAACGAGGGCATGGCAACCATAGCCAAGCTGATGTTGAATTCTCTTTACGGCAAGTTCTCAACTAAAACCGTGGCGGCTTCCAAGCAGCCCGTCCTAGACGAGACAGGAAAGGTCAAATACGTGCTTCTCCCAGAGGAGACGAAGGAGAGCGTGTACCTGCCAGTCGGATGCTTCATCACGGCATGGGCGCGATACAAGACCATCAACGCTTGCCAGGCGAACTACGACCGTTTCGCGTATTGCGACACGGATTCGTGCAAGCTGGTCGGATTCTCCAAGCCAGTAGGCATGGAGATAGACCCGCTGAAGCTCGGGGCGTGGAAGTTCGAGAGCGTCTACGAGGAGCAGAAATACCTCGGGGCGAAGTGCTACATGTGCCAGGAGCTTGATTGGTCGGTGGACGACAGGAAGCCGTCAATCCATGTGGCTGGAATGCCCGATTCATGCCATAAATACGTCACGTTCGACAACTTCAAGGTAGGAAGTAGCTACCCTGGCAAGCTGAAGCGCAAGACAGTAAACGGCGGCGTTCTGCTTGTCGAGGGAGAGCACACAATCAAGGAAAGGATGTTCTGATGGCATACAAAGACACAAAATTCGAGGACGTTACTCAGGAAATCTGGGAGAGCGTCGCAGGAATAGCCGACGAGAAGGAGACGATTGAAGCAACGTCAGCCGAATCGCTGGCAGACATGGAGAAGCAGCGCGACGAGGCAATCAAACGTGCAGTCGATGCCGAAGCTTCGCTGAAGGAGCAGAAGCAGAAGTACGTCGATGCTTTCTTCGCGAGCAATAAGCAGTCCGAGCAAAAAGAACCAGTGGACAACAAGCCCAAAGTGTCGTATCCTACCACGATGAAGGATATCGACGCACTGTTCGAGAAAGGAAACTAACATGGCAGGACAGGCAACAGTTAAGAAAGTCATGAAAACCCTTGGCACCGAGGGCACGAAGGGCATCGTAAACCAGGCGGTAAATGCTACCCCAGAACTGGCGCAGGCTCTAGTTGACAATGGCGTTGCGGCATACGCTGTTGGAGAGGGTTCAAACGAAGTTCTCATTTATGATGACAACGAATCAATCATCAAAATCGGCCAAATCATCACGAACTATCAGCCGTACATGAACACGTTCGTTCCAGCACTGGTCAACCAAATCGGCATGGTCGCGATTGAGCGCATGATGTGGATGAACAAATGGTCGAAGTTCTACCAGGGTCAGTACGAGGGAGCAGGTTCGACCGTTCAGGAAATCTTCGTGGATATCTGCGACCCGCACTCTTACAATCCTTCCACGGCGGAAGAGGAGCTGTTCAAACGCGAACTTCCAAACCTTATGAGCGCATACCACATGCTCGATTTCCAGAAGTTCTACAAGGTTACCGTTGAACGTCGTTCAGTTCGCCAGGCGTTCTATGCGTGGGCTAAGGTCAATGACCTCATTGCAAACATCCTAGCGCAGATGTGGGTAGCCTTGGAGTACGACGTGTACCAAACCTGGAAGTACATGACTGCCAAATACATCGTAGGCGGCCATATGGCGCAGGTGTCAATCCCCGCGCAGGACGGCACAAAGGAAGCCGCCGACGGTGCTCTCAAGATGGTGAAGGAATACTCCACGTATCTAGACAATCCATCTCGCAAGTTCAATGCAGCTGGCGTGATGAACGTCGTGGACAAATCCGAGCAGCAGGTTATCATCAACGCAAAGGCAAACGCCGATATTTCTGTCGAGACCTGGGCGCAAGCGTTCAACCTCCCCTATGCGCAGTTCGTGGGCAATGTGACCGAAATCGATTCTTTCTCGAATCTCGACGAGCAGCGTCTAGCGCTGATTTTCGAGAACGATGACAGCTTCAAGCAGCTCACTTCCGAAGAGAAGCAGATTATCGACGCAACGCCTATCATCGTTTTCGGCCCAAAGTTCTTCCAGATTTACACCTATGACCGTTGGACTGATAACGTTTACAACGCGCAGGGCGCATATACCAACGAACTGCTACACAACTGGATGATTTTCTCCATCAGCCCGTTCGAGCAGGCCATCGCGTTCACGTCGGCTGCATCCACGGTCACTGGCGTTACTGTCTCCCCGACCTCAGCAACCATCTCGGCTGGGCAGGATATTACGCTCACTGCCACCGTAGCTGGCTCTGGCATCTACTCTCGCAACGTTCAATGGACTATGGATGGAGCGACCAAGAGCGGCACGGTTCTAACTGGTAACCGTCTCCATGTAGCGTCCGACGAGCCGTCCGCAACGGCAATCAAGGTTACCGCTACCTCGCTTCAGGATTCGTCCAATAAAGCGACCGCGACCATTACCGTTTCCTAATAGCGTAAATCAGAAAGCCCGTCCTGAATTGGGCGGGCTTTTATTATAGAAGGAGGGTTTGATGGCGAACACCAAAGTCCGCATAGGCTGGGTACCCTGGTGCGGTGACGTTAACTATCGCCGCTATTTCGGCAGCGCGTCGGAGCAGCAATCGTGGATGGCTTCTCATCTAACGACGTTTTCTGCCGATGACTTCACATACCAGCGCGAGAACATGACGATGGACGTTCCGCTGAATTTCGAGCAGCTTACTGGCTGCAACTATGTCGCATACCAGAATGCCGACTATGGTAGCAAATGGTATTATGCTTTCATCACATCTATGCAATACAAGGCAAAAGAAACGACCACGCTGTCATTGCAGACCGATTACTTGGAGACGTGGCTTTTCGATTTCGGTTGGGAAGCCGCATTCGTCGAGCGCGAAATAGTCACGTCTGACGGCATCGGCGAGCACACAATGAGCGAGGGATTGGATGTGGGCAACTATATTCAGACAAATCGCGACCAGAATCCCCCCGAGGGAATTTCTCTTTCAAATATGTACGCAGTGGTCATGACAACCATGTACCCCAAGACGAATATCGCGGGAGGGGCAGTAGAGTTGGCGGTATCAGTCGGCGGAGACAGGTATAACGGAGTGTATTCGGGCGCGTCCCTATTGGCGTTCACGAACACGGCGGACTTCCAATGGTTCACGAAGGAAATGACGGAGCTTGGTGCCGCTGACGCGATTGTCGGCGCGTTCATGGTTCCAAAAGGAATGATTGACAATGGATATGGCACATCTCCCTGCGATAACGGTCATGGCGTTTGGATAAACAGCGGCGAGGTGGCTTACGCCGCCGAGAAGAAATACTCAGTCAACTGCTCAGACATCAACGGGTACGTGCCGAAGAACAACAAGCTGTTCACGTACCCATATAACGTGGTCTGCTTGAGCGACACGAACAATGAGCTTGAATTGATGCCAGAGCGTTTCCAATCCGTGAGTGGGTCGAGCGGCAGTAAGGAAGTCTCGTTCGGGTGGTACATGGTGTGCGAGCAAAACTCGGGAATGATGGCCTCACCGAACAAATACAATGGCGTTTCGCCCAACTACGAATACGCCATCGTGACGAGCGGATGGCCGCAGGTGAATTGGAACGTTGACGCTTTCTCGCAATACATGACATCAAGCTTCATCGGGTCGCTGGCGAATACCGCTGGAACAATCGCGATGATGATTCCGCAGATGCGAATCGCTGGCATGGCGGGACAAATCAGCAAGGCAATCAGCGCAGGAACGGTTGCTTCGGCGGCTACGCAGATGACGGGCGGGTTGACGGAAGCTGCGCTGAAGCCGAATCAGCTCAAAGGCGGTTCCACGAGCAACCTAAAGCAGGGAATGCGAATTGGGCTTCCATACGTTTACCAAAAGCAATGCAAGGCCGATATAGCCAAGGCCATCGATGACCACTTCACCGTCTACGGGTACTGCATCGAGCAGGTCAAAGTTCCCGCGCGAACAGGCAGACCGTGTTGGAACTACGTGCAGACCCGCCACGCCGACTTCAACGGCAAGGTGCCAGAGTACGCCATGGATGCCATCAACCGAATGCACGACGAGGGAATATGGTATTGGCATGTTGACGATGTCGGAAATTTCGGATTGGACAACTCTCTCTAAGGAGGAATTATGGGAGCAATCCCCAATGGGAACATAGGAGTTGGAAGCTGGTTCTTCAGCACTGGGTACGCGCCGCTTTGCGCGAACATGGCTTCGCATTGGCGCACTATGGAACGCAAGAAGTCGCAGGACGGCGACCCGTTCGCATACGAGGAAATAGACCCAGCGGCCATGTTCTCCATAACGAAGAACTACTTCATACAGAAAATGCTGATGCAGCTTGTTACTCGCTACGAGTGGAAGAACCTTCCAGAAGGAATAGACCCGTTATACCTCGAATACCTTCTAGCGACGAGCGGCAGCGCGGTTCTCTTTAAGGACGATGCGCTGAAGGATGACGTGCAGGCTCGAGCACCAGAAGGGTTCGCCGTTATGCCAGTCAATTCCAAGAATGACAAGATGGACATTTACTTCATGCCGACCGAGCCGATGGCCTACAACCCCGTCGAGGGCAAGAACTATGCGCTAGACGAGACTAATTCGGTCGTGATTCTCGACAACAGGCTTAGAATTCCGCTTCTGTCCTATGTAGAGATGTTCGCAGAGCGAATGACCATGTATCAAATGACAATCGACACGAACGTCAAGCAGCAGCAAGTCGCCAAGGTGTTCAAGTTCCCCGAAAAGCAGAAAATGAGCGGCTTCAAGCTCATTAGGCAGATGTTCAGCGGACGAATCTGGACAGCCGCGGCAGATTCCACGGATATCGGGTTCATGGACACGGTGGACTTCACCTCGCCGTATATAGCCAATGAGGTCATGCTGACCCAGAACAAGTATTGGAACGAATGGCTGACATTCATCGGCATCGAGAACACTAACGACGATAAGAAGGAACGACAAATCACAAGCGAAATCATGTCGAATCTTGGAGAAACCATGATTCAGCGCGAAATCTGCCTGGCATCGCGTAAGATGGCAGTAGAAAGCGCGAACGATAAATGGGAATTGGATATCGAGGTGGATTTCAGGGAGGTGGACTATGGAGTTTCAGCAGATGTTGGTGCAGATGAAGGCGAACCGTCGATTGAGGATGCGCCGAAAGACGTGGAGGAATGACGCTATCGGCATCGAGGATGGCGTGCTCACTTTCTATAAGAAGGGAGAGCCGCTTATGCCATACATGCCGACGAATGAGGAGCTTATGGAAGCCGACGATTGGAAGGTGGCGGAATGACCAAGGACGAAGCCATTGCGGCCATCAAAGTTGGAAAGAAGGTAACCCATACGCTTTGGGATGAGGATTCGGTAACGGATTTGAAGCCATGCGTCTATATAAGGGATATCGATTCAAAGCTGGTCATTGATTATGGAGATGATTTCATCGAGGAATTCTCTTATGACAACATGACCTCGCCCGTCGGATGGGAGCTGGTATAGATGGCTCAAGACACTGTTCAGATGCGTAAGTTCGTGACCCAATGGGTCAAGGATGCTGGAGCGTATGACAACAGCAAGCCCGAATGGAAGCAGGATTTCTCACCAGCATACGCAAGGTTGGGATTGGACGAGTACCCTATTTACGACGAATCCAAGAGGAAGCAACTGAATGCCAAGTTCATCAGACATTATTGGATGCGCGAAATCGGATGCGAGACGGTTGGGCACTTCTGCCTTTGGTGCTCGAACACGTTCAACGAGATTATGCCGTACTACAACAAGCTGTATGAAGCGGAGCTTTTGAACGTCGAGCATCTTCTTGGCATCAAGAGACACAAGGCTCTTGAAATGCTTCGCGATTTCGACGAGAGTTCGAGCGGAAACGGCAGCTCTGATACTTCAACCTCGTCAACAGGAAAATCAACCAACAAATTCTCGGACACGCCCCAAGATGAATTGTTTGTGTCCAAGGTCGATGCGGGTGATTACCTCACCAACCTCACTATCGATGACACGCAAGACAACACGACAGTTGGCACCAAATCCAAAAGCGATGGAACAATCACTCGCGTCGAATATAACAGGGACAATACGGACGAGTTCGTGACAGACCCGCGCTACTATCAGGCGTTCCTGGATTTGAGCGAGAAGCTTCTCAATCTCGACATGCAGGTAATCAACAACGTGCAGGTGCAAGGGCTGTTCATGCAGGTTTGGAGCTAGACATGCCAGATTTGGGAAATCCTAATTTCTTCAAGATTTTCCAGGGCAAGGGGGAGGTCGCGTTGAATTCTGGCGCGACCTCAACCAACGCTGGAATAATGCTGACGATGACGAACGAGCTTCAATTCCTCGGCGATTACGAGGTTGGGGTTGACGGCGTTCTCGGGGTTCTGCCAGAAGGATACCGCCCAGGGGCAGACCTGATAGTTCCCGTGGTCGCTGTGGAAGGGTCGTCATCGAAGGTGACGGTGCTGCATGTCATGGATGACGGAACTTTGTCCAGCGACCCTAATTCATCTATTAAAACCAACGGCATCGTGGTAAACTTATCAGGAAATTGGTACTAGAGAAAGGAGAGGGCATGGAAAAAAAGCCTTGCGCCAAGCCAACAGGATGGTGCGCTGGTCTGATTCCGTCCGTATACGATGAATCATTGTCGTATTACGAGGTTCTTTGCGCATTGCGTGAAAAAGTCAATGAATTGATAGTTTTTTTCAATAACCTGGATGCTGACACGCTGGTAAGGGATGAAGAACTTCAAAGGGCATTGAGTGAACTGAACAATGCTCTAAGAGACTACATTGACACTGAAAACGCTGAACAGACGGTAATGCTCAAATCGCATATTCTCATTAAGTTGAAAGAAACGACCGAATACCTACAGTCGCAGATAGACAACGCTCACATTTCCGATTTGATGGTTATATATCCCGAAGGATACCCGCCGCGCGTAACGTATCAGGAAGCTTTGCGGCTTCAAAGCAAAGATGCTCGGATGTACTCGATGTGCGCGAAGCTGTACGATAGCTGCCAGCTAACATGCGAAGCACGAGATGCAAAGGCCGTTGCTGCGTATGTTTTTGATTTTTACTCAGCGTTCGAGTTCGGTAGGGGATTGATGCCGTTAGAAGGAGTATATGATGGTGTATACACGCTAAACGCGATTAAAGGTTTCATTGCCAATTAGGAGTAATTGATATCTGACAGAAAGGGACAAGAAATGAGTTACACCAATCAAACGACAAACCTAAATCTTCCGATTTACGAAGCGCAGGACAAGCCATCGTATCTCGGAGACTGGAACGAAGCCATGGAAGCGCTTGACACTGGATATGGCGCGGTGAAAACAATAGAGAATAACGTTGACGCGCTTGAAACAACCGTTGAAACGATTAATGTAACTGTTGAGGAAACCAACGCTGTGGTAAAAAATCTCGAAACTAGCGTTAATGAAAACAAGATTGCGACAGAGAAGAACACTAAAGAAATCAACAAGATAAAATTGTCTTTGGAGCCGAAGGGATGGAATGTCGTTCTCATTGGAGATTCGTACTTGGACAAACATGGTATAGACCGTGCCAATCTAGCTGACACGTTCAAGAGGATTTACCCAAATATAACTTGGCACAATTACGCAGACAGTGGGAGCGGATTCGGAATGGGCGGCATACAAGGGAGAAACTTCGCGCAGCAAGTTACCAACGCCGCTGCCGACTTGACTAGCAAAGGAGTTTCCGTTGAAACCATCACGCACGTTTTCGTGATTGGCGGACGAAACGATGCAGGGGCGCAGGATGGTTCAAACAATATTGACCGTTCAGCTCTCACTCAAAAAGTTAACGAGTGCTTGGGAAACGTAGCAAGTTCGTTTCCAAAGGCCAAAGCTGTTATGATTCCGTGTCTATACGATTGGAAGCTTCCGAGAATCGCGCTGCTTAGTGTAGAAGCTGTAGTTCGAGAAGCAAGCCAGAAAAAAGGTGTATGGTGCGCTCGAAACGCATGGTCGCTTGGTATCGGCGAAATGGCAAAGCTTTACAATGGTGGAGATGACATTCACCCAAACGAAAATGGATGTGAGTTGATGTGTCGTTCCATAATGTCTGCAATCGTGAATAACAACCCGAACATGATGCGATGCCAGTTCGCAACCGCTGGAAACTATCGCTTTTACTTGTATGAAAGTGGAATCGAGGTCAGAGGCGCAAGCTTTAATGACTACACTGGCAACGTAATCATTCCTAGGAATGAGTTGCCCTCATTTATTAAAGTTGGCGCTAGCGATGAAGTCAATTGGTATGAAGACGGTAGCACACTACCCGTAAAATACCAACTCAACACATATGGAGTGCTTGACGAGGAAGCAATGATGATGACTTTTGTTTACTTCAATTCTGAAGGGTTTAAGTGTGCGAAAGCGGCTGGCAAAATTAGAATGTCATTCCTGATTCCCTTTGGGTTCTAGTATGCTTAAAGTAATCGACATATCGAACTGGCAGGGAGGTATCAATCTCCCTGCCCTTCTTCCTGGTATTGACGCAGTTGTATGTAAAGCCACGCAAGGCAAGACATTCGTTGACCCCTATTGTGACGGATGGATTCAACAATGCCTTGTTGATGGAAAGCCATGGGGTTTCTACCATTTTGCGGGCGACAACGATGCTGCGAAGGAAGCTGACTACTTCATCAGTCAGACTATGAACTATTTCGGGCATGGAATCCCCATACTGGATTGGGAGGGCGTTTACGACGAATACGGCAACCTGATTTTCGACCAACCCGTTTCGTGGGTCAATACGTTCGTACGTCGCGTGCATGAAAAGACAGGCGTTTGGCCTTGGATTTACGCAAACCCTTGGCGATTCAACCAAGGCGGCGTGGAGCCGAACTGTGCCAGATGGGTAGCGAAGTACCCAGCCGTCACTTCTCCGAGCTTCGAGCTAGCCGAAACGTGGAGCTGCCCAGAAGCAGACGGCAATGTCGTTGCATGGCAGTTCTGCTCTGATGGGCGAGTTAACGGATATGACGAGGATTTGGACTGCTCGCTGTTCTATGGGAATGTTGACCAATGGAAGGCTTATGCTAAAGGAGATAATCGCGATAGCGATGCCGCCAACGGTGATGCTTGTAGCAATGTATATGCTAGTGTGCTAGAGAATGACCAATACAAAATCACGATTGAAAGGAAATGAGATGGACTTGAGCTTCCCGTTATTGGGCATAACGAACGCTATGGCATGGGGGATTATCGCTTGCGTATGCTTGATGCTGTTCGATGTAATCAGCGGCTTCATAGCTGCGGTGAAAAACCGAGAAGTATCTTCAACGAAGATGCGAGAGGGACTTTTCCATAAATGCTCTCTCGTCATGTGCATTGTATTGGCATGGTGCATAGAGATGTTCGTCATGCACGTACCTGATTTAGGATTCAACGTTCCCCTTATCATTCCAGCTTGCGTACTTATCTTTGCAATGGAAGTGGTTAGTATTTTGGAGAACATCATCAAAATCAATCCCGAATTGGAAAATGAAGAGATTGTGAAGCTATTTACTAACACTAAGAAATAGGGGATAATAATCTCATCGGGACTTGAAGTTACCGTGCAAGTACCATTATCCGATGCTCACCCTGATAAGGTGCGGAGTGGTTTTCTGGGTAGCACCATGAGCCGCACGCCTTCAACAATCCTGGTAACGGTAGCCCGTCCTGCAACGCCATGTTTTGATTTACATCCTCACATGGCGCGGGCGGGCTATTTCATATTCAGGAGGACACATGAAACCTAACTTTCAAAAATATTGGGACATAAACGTCCCTAAATCATATAACTGCCTGTTCAATTTCATCTGCGGTGGTCGAGGAACAGGCAAGTCGTTCGGTGCCAAATATGACTTCGCAAAGCAATTCATCAAAAATGGAAGCCAATTCACATATTTGCGCCGAACTAAGGAGGAGCTTAAAAAGCTCACTACGCAGCGAGACGGACAATTTTGGGACGATATCTCGCCTTTCATGACTAACAGGGAGTTCAAAGTCGAATCGGACAAACTATTCATCGATAAAGAGATAGGTGGTTACGCCCATGCGCTAACTACGGCGATGAAATTGAAGTCAACTCCATTTCCAGGTGTTACCGATATTCTTTTCGACGAGTTCATTATCGACGAGCGAGGTATAGGCGCACCGCATTACCTATTCGACGAAGTGACAAAGTTCTTCGAGTATTACGAGACTATCGCACGTGAGAGAGATGTTCGAGTTTGGTTTCTAGCAAACGCACTGGCAACGAACAACCCGTATTTCGATGAATTCGGATTGACATTGCCAGAACCAGGCAAAATCAAGGTCTTTCGCAATAAGGATGTTCTCATTCAAAATGTAGTATCACCTGAAGTAGCGGAATCGAAAATGCAAAGTCGATTCTATGCCCATGTTGTTGGGGATAGCCGCTATCGCGATTACGCTATTCAAAATAAAACTCTCTTGGATGATGACACATTTATTGCGAAGAAGCCTAAGAACGCGAAAATGCAGTTCGTGCTATGGTTTCATGAGAAGCCTATCGGAGTATGGTTCGACCCTAAATACAACACATTCTATTGTTCCCCGAACTATGACCCGAACTGCGAAATACAGTATTCGGCAACGACTCAAGACCATCAGCCAAATAGGCTCATTCTTTCGGGACAGTTCCAAGGAGCTGGAATACGCTTGTTCAAGGCTGCATACGAATGTGGTAATATGCGATTCGAGAACCAGAAAATCAAAGGATGGGTTCGAGACATTATGAGGTGGACGCGATGACAACTGTTAAGATTGAAGCAACGAAAGCCGATGGAAGCGCATGTTCATATATCGGAATGATTGGGACAGATGGATGGGTTTATTTCAACGATGTTGAATTCTATAGATTCCTGCCTAAAGGAACATGGGAGGACACACAGCAAATCCGCAATCGAACCCGTTCAAGCTGGGTAAAAACTAGAATTTTCACCAAACTATCAAGCTCGAATCTTAATAGCGGTGGCGGAAGCTCGGCACCTAGCCAGGATGTTGAAGGAATGGTGCAACTGGCTATAGATATAGCAAACGACGATTCCCATGGGTATGACCAAACCAATCGATGGGGGCCAGATTATGACTGTAGCTCGCTTCTGATCTATTGCGCAAAACAAGCTGGGTTCAATGTATATGGAAGCTCACCATACGGTAACACTCAAACAATGATTCAACAATTCACGGGAGCGGGATGGGAATGGTTGAGTGGTGCTGGCAATGATGTAAGCCAATTGCAGCGTGGTGATATCCTGTTGAACATATCTAGTCATACAGAGATCTATATTGGTGGACAGCAGAGTGTAGGAGCGCATATCAATGAATTCGGCGGAATTACTGGTGGACGAACTGGAGACCAAACAGGAAACGAGATATCAGTTAGTGGATGGTATAGTTTTCCGTGGAATGGTGTTTTAAGATACACAGGATAAGGAAGGAACTGCCATGTGGGCACTTTGGGGTTTTATTATTGGTAGCATTGTAACTATGGTTATGGGCGGACTTGCTGGTGCTGTATACGCAGAGATAAAGTTCAGCAAGACGATGGAACTATGGTATAACGAGTGTCATAGTAAGAACGACGTTTTATGAACAAATATTGAATATGAAGATTATAAGTGAGAATGTGATAAAATAAGAGCACTGACGGTGTTGTAAAATCAACATGGTAAGCCCTCATCGTC